GAAGAAGTCTTGGCACATTTATTTGCTGGCACTAATGTAGGTGTCAAGCACTAAAGCATTGCAACAAAAAACCCCCTACCTTGCGGTGGGGGGCTTTTTGTTTTTGAAGCTTTACCCGTATACAACCTCACCTAGCACCGCAACTTGAAGAACTGCATCACCGCAAATAGCATCGTATTGGTCGAAGTTGAATAAGTCCATGCTTACTTGGTTATTAGCAATAGGAAGAGCCTTGCCGAGTTCTTCAATTCCAATAATCTTTTCAGTCTTTTCTTCAGTAACTTCGTCAATAGCAACTAAACGAACTTTGCCGATCTTATCCCAGTCGCCTTCTAGATATTCGATTTCGTTCCAATGAGTTCCGAAAGTTTCAAAAGCAGAACCGAACACCGCTTCCCAAAGTTCTTGTTCGTTGATTGTTACTACTATGTCCATTTGATTTCTCCCTAGTGCGGTTGTTTGTTGTTTGTTTACCGCTAGGAAAATAGTAACCTACTTCCCTGCAACTTTGCAAGTCCAAATATGCCGTGTCTTAGAAAAGAAAAAACCCCCTATTTCTAGGGGGTCAGTTCTTTGCCGTTGGGAGTTAGGCAATAGGTTGCAAGATTCTTGGTAATGCTTTCTCTTCTAAAGTTCTTGCGGTGTTATCAAGAAAAATCCTATGAAGGATTTCAGTATCAGAGAGTTTGCGGTATGAACTTAGAAACTCTTCATGAACTATTAGTGCGGTGATGTTTGTTGAACCTTCGATTAGTTCTTTGACACTTGCGGTTGTGTCAACATGGAAGTTATGAGGAAACCCCCCTGCGACTATATGAACTCCATATGAAATCATTTGTTTTCTCCCTAGTTAGTTAGTTGATCGTTTGACCAACAAGAGAAGCATATAATACTTGTCTGCACTTTTGCAAGTCGTGTCGTAGATTTTTTGTAGGTGTGTCTAGTTATGACCTTGCATGCTTGTCCTAGATTTTTCTAGGCTTGGCTTGTAAGTTACTAGGCTAAAGCTTTGAGTAACTTACTTGGAAGTAACAAGTTAGTTTCATAACCTTTTTTAGAAGTCTAAGTTACTCATGAGTAAGTTGTTTTTGTATAAGTTTTTTGTATTTATAAATATTTTTTATAAAAGCCTTATATATTTTTGTTATAAAAATAAATATCTTTTTTATATTTTTTAGAGCAAAAATAAAAACGATCTTTGAAAACATTGCTTACTTTCTTGAAGATTTTTTATTTATTTTTAGAGCAAAAATGGGGGGTAAAAAAGCATTATATTTTTTAGGAAAAAAGCCCCGGAACGATTTTGAAAAGTGCGAAAACATACCGTACCCTTCTCCGGGGTCAAAAGCAAAATATGGAAAGGTTCATATTTTTGCTTGCATCGTACAAGATTAAGGGTCCTTCTTTAAATTCACCTTCTTTATACTCCCGTACAATTGCTTTATGGACAAGCAGCTCAAACTTCCCGTAGACGAGATGCACTACCTCTCTACCCTCACACGAGTTGAGATGGAATCTCGCCTTCGTGCTTTGTGGAAAGCTGGTTGGTCCTTGGCAATTATTGGAGCGTCTTTTTCTCCCCCTCGCCCCAAGACCACCATCCACTTTTGGGTTAAGCGAGCACAGGATCTCAAGCTCTCTCGTCCTATCCCATCTCCTGCACCTAAGTCCTTAACCACTTCTGTGCCTACCAAGAATGCTCCTCGCCTTAGATCCATTTCTCCGGGCGTCCCTCCCGAAATAAGACCCCGTCTGAGGGAGTTATCTGCCCTTTCCAAGCGCTACAGAGCTAAAACACGCCCTGACAGTCCTTTAGCTCAAGCCAATCAAGAGTTGACCTACCTAGCTCAGCAGTTACGGGCTCGTGGAGTCCCTACAGCCGCTATAGCAGAGGCTGCAGGAGTTACCTATCGTGCTATGGCAAGGCGTTTGAGTCAATGATCAGAAGCTATAAGACAAAGAATGGCACTTATAGCGAGAATGACCTTGCTGTAATCGTTTGGAAGAACCCTAAGAAGACCAAGCGTCCTCAGTCTCGCCAACTTGAGACCATGACCAGCCCTCACTCACGCTATCCAATGGCCTTTCCTCTCAAAAGTCTTATTCAAAGTAATGCTTTCAAAGCAGCTAAGCAGGTTAGAAGCTCTGACGAGTTCTTTACAGAGATCGATAAGACCTCTAGGAATGCTCCAGTGCTTTTGGTTCTACCTCTAGCAACAGTTACACTAGGTTGGATTGATTTTTATGTTCCAGAAGAGTTTGTAGAAGGGGAAATCTAGATTGAGAGCAGTTTCGGATGTCTTTCCAGCAGTTGTTTGGCTTGCTCCACCTAACTCCATTGGCCTAGACGAGCTAGTAATTCCAGGCCCATGCCCTGAAGGCACTCGCAAGGTTGATCGAGTCCGAGTTGTGCTCCTAGGAGATAACATTTTGATAGCACAGGACACTCCAGAAGGCCCTAAACTAGTTTTTAGAGAAAAATACCTGCACAAACATACTGACTACAACCATCATGCCGTCCTTACCGAATCTGGCAAGGTTGTAGCCTTCAAGAAAGATGCCAGCTGTGGATGCGGGTCGCGTCTACGAGGTTGGAACCCTTATGGGCAGAATAGTTCTGTCTACTCGAGTCAGGATCCCGAAGAATGATAGATATAACACTTTTACAATTTGTAATTTTAGGTCTAGCAAGCTACCGAGTGACTCGTCTCTTCACCAGAGACATGATCACTACCTCTCTCCGTAATGCCTTTTGGAAAAAGTTTCCACCAGAGTCTACCTACATTGGCTACCTATCCACCTGCGAGTGGTGTTTTAGCTTTTGGATCGCAGCAGCCTTTGTTGGAGGCTTCATAATCATTCCATCAGTAATCTCTATCATTGCTATAATTTATGCTGTATCAGCTGTAGCTGGTTTACTGACTGCGTATGAAGATAAGTAAGACTTCATATTCCGTTGAAGATGACAAGGAGTTCTAATGGGTATCTTTACAAACGATAATCCTGAACAGTCATCTCCTCAACCTCCAAAGTCTTCACGCAAAAGAACTAAATCAACTTTTTCTCGTTCTACACAAATAGTTCAAGCCCCAGCAACTACATCTTCAATAATTTCTGTCTTTAGTAACAATGCAAAAGCTGTCCCTTACTCTGCACCTAGATCTCTTACAGCTGCAGCAGCTCAAATTAAAATTAATGACAAGGGAGAGTTCGAGCAATTTAGAATTCGTCGTGCTGCTGGTTCTAGCGCATGGCAAGCAGAGGCTTGGGAGTATTACGACGCAATTGGCGAAATCAAATACGCTTTTAATTTAGTTGCATCTGTTGTTTCACGCATTCGTATTTACGCAGCTGCAATTGATGATCCATCAGAGCAACCAACATCTGTAAGAAATTCAAGCATTGTTGATCAAAGACTTGCTAATGCAGCTGAGCGTGCTCTCGGTAGGCTAAACTCAGCATATGGTGGACAAGCAGGACTTCTTAAAGATGCAGCACTCAATTTGGCTGTTGCAGGAGAATGCTACTTGGTTCAAATGCCAGCTCGTCCAGGAGCTAACCTTCCTGAGTCTTGGGACATTCGCTCTGTTGATGAAGTAACTGCAGATGTTCGTGGCGGATTTAATGTTATTGGCCGTCGTGAACAATCAACATCTTCACAAGGCGCAACTGCAAATACAAAATTAGGTAAGAATGCATTTATTGGACGCATCTGGCGTTCACATCCAAGATTTTCGGATGAAGCAGATTCATCGCTAAGAGGTTTGCTTGATCTTTGCGCCGAACTACTTCTACTGAATAGGACATTCCGTGCTACTGCTCGCTCTCGCCTCAATGCTGGTGCTCTTTATCTTCCAGATGGTCTTTCGGTTGCGTCGCAAGGCGATCCAGACTACCCCTACGATTCTGAAGATGGTATCGGCGCAGGGTTTACTGCTGAAGAAGCAGAGGACGAATTCGAAGAACAATTAATGGATGCGATGACGACTCCAATCAGAGATGAAGAGTCAGCATCAGCAGTTGTCCCATTGATTATTCGTGGTCCAGCAGAGCTTGGTGACAAAATCAAGCAATTTAAGTTTGAGCGTTCGTTCGATCCTGCATTAGCTCAGCGTGCAGACCGTGTACTAGAAAGAATCCTTCAGGGACTTGATGTTCCAAAGGATGTGGTTACTGGTCTTGCTAATGTCAAGTACTCGAACGCTCTTCAAATTGATGAATCTTTATACAAAGCACACATCGAACCACTTATGTTGCTTATTGCAGATGCGCTAACTGTTGTTTATCTTCGCCCATACCTTCTTGCAACAGGTTTTGAAGAGTCACAAGTTAACAAGATTGTTGTTTGGTATGACCCATCAGCAATTGCAACTCGCAATGACCGTGCAGCAGATGCAGACGCTGGTTATGACCGCATGGCTGTCTCTGCAGACTCATGGCGTCGTGCTCATGGCTTCTCAGATCAAGATGCACCAACTCCTACAGAAGTTGCAGTACGACTTCTACAAGAGAAGGGCGCAATCACTCCAGAATTTACAGAGGCAATGCTTGGAGCTATCGCACCTGATGTAATTAATCAGATTCGTGGTGCACAGCAAGCAGCTTCCGTTGCTCCACTACCTCCAGAGGTAGAACAAGCACTTCAGCAAGCAGCTCAAGGAGCTGAGGCAGCAGGTATAGCTGCAGAAGCACCAGCAGAGGAGGCTCAGCAGTAAATGGCTGAAGAAACTTGTCCTCCAGCAACGCAGGACATCGCTCTTAATCTTGATAATCGCAAGAATGCAATCGATACAGCAATGTATGGACCACTTAACCCTGCAGAACCAAACGAAGAGTATTGGTCAGCAATTGCAGATGAGTGGAAAGTGGATACAGAAACTGCAAAGAAACAAGTTTGCGGCAACTGCGCTGTCTTTATTCAAACACCACAGATGCTTGATTGCATTGCAACAGGACTGACAGGAGAACAAAACGATGAATATGATTCTATTCAAGCAGCTGGCGACCTCGGATACTGCGAAGCGTTTGATTTTAAGTGCGCTAGTGCTCGGACTTGCCGCGCTTGGGTTGCTGGTGGTCCTGTAACAGCAGCTGCGAAGAAAAAGCGAACAATTTCCCAAACACCTGCTCCAAAGAAAGATCGCATTAAGGGATCAAGCAAAAACAAAAAGGGTTCAGCATCTGGATCTCGTAAAATTAATTTTTCAGCATCTGTAGAGAAGTCTCTTCGTGAAAAAGTGGCAAAGCATAATGAAAAAGCCTCTAAAGGCCGTCGTGCATCTCTAGGAATGCTTAAAGCTGTATATCGCCGTGGTGCAGGAGCTTATTCTGTGTCACATAGACCAGGAATGACTCGCAATCAATGGGCAATGGGTAGAGTTAATGCATTCTTGCGTCTTCTTAAGTCTGGAAAGCCATCAAACTCAGCATATGTAACTGATAACGATCTACTTCCATCAGGACATCCTCGTTCGACAAAGAAATCGAACTCTATAACCGCTGCAGCTGGCTTAGTTCCAGAAGAAAGCGATCTAGCAGAAGCGCTGATCGAGATTGCAGACAAATATGGAAAATTCAATGAAGATGCCACAGGAATCTGGGCAGGATATACACCACCAGCAGAAAATGATGTCAAAGGAATCGGAGTCAAGTGCTCTAGCTGTGTTCTATACATGGGTAACGGCCAATGCCGAATCATTGACATGGAAGTCGAAGACGAAGGTAAGTGTCGTTTCGCGGTTATTCCAGATGGCGTCGTTGATGTTGGAGTTCTCGAAGGTGAGAAGCTCGGAAACAACATCCAATCCGAACGAGAGCTTGCAGAACTCGCAGAGCAATGGAGCTACCAGCAAGAATTAGAAGCAAATATTGGAAATGCTGAGGATTATCCAAATCCTGAAGATGCAATTCTTGCTTTAACAGAGTATTCAAACTTAGGATATGAAGCAGAGCATGCAATTCGTGCTTCTTGGCTTCGTGCAGTCCGCAATGGAGAGGATCCATTCAAGAGAGCAGCTCTTCTAGCATCTCTAGGTGAAGAAAGCCTAGATGCAGACCTACTTCCTACTGACGAGGAAGAATAAGATGATTTTTAATCAAAGAGTATTATCTACTCGTGAGCAAGCTCGACTTATTCGTCGTGAAGTAATTGAACTTGTAGATAAGGCTAATGAATTCTCTACAGGGTCTCGTAGAGTTAATCGTAAAGCTGCTTACAAAGTAATTTCACGCTCTCTTAGCCAATCTAGAGGTCTTCCGTTCTCGATTCGCAAGCACAAAGCTATTACAGACCTTTCAACATACATCGCACTTGCTAAATATAACAAAGTTGTTGGTCTACTAGCAGACCATACTGATCTTCTTCCAATCTCTCATCCAAGATCAACCAAAATTAATGCGCTATCAGCATCTGCACTAGTTCAAGCAAAAATTCGTTGGTATCTTGATGACCCAAGAATTAAAGATGACACTGTAAAGTCACTTGTTGCATCTGCAATGGCTGCTCCAACAGATTCTGCAGAGTACAAATACGCTCTTACTCGTCTAGAGAATCTTCCAGCATCAGAACTACCTATTGAAGTTCTTACAGCTGCTGCAAATCCATTTGCAGGTAAAAACTCTGCTGCTGCTCGTCGTGCTCGTGAAGCTATTCAACTTTCTGACCGCTTTGAGCGTTGGATCAACATGGGTAGGTCACTCGGTGATCGTGCCACAGATGGTTTTAGATCTTATGTCCGTAGAAATGATGGAACAACAAGAAGCCATTCTGGAACTGTTCTTAATCAGAATATGTTTGAACCACAACTTGTTGATATTGAAGTTGGAAAAGGTAAAGTTTTTTCTGTTCCAGTAAAGACTGGTGAAGGCTTAAAAGCTATTCTTAAAGACCCAGACTCTGTAGACGGTTATTCTCAAGTAGATGCAAATCCTGGAAACGCTCCAGTAATTCCAGAATCTAAACTTACAGAGCTAGAAGCTCCTAGTATCTATCGTAAAGAAGATGATTACAGAGGTAAAGGTAAAAAGTTTACAGATGACAAATATGACATTATTAAGTTTGATACTCCTAAAGATGCATTGGTCATGCTTGATGAATCAAACAAGCGTGCAGCAGAGCTAGATAAGCCAGCTCCAAAGCAAATTAAAGCTGGAGAGATAGATGCAGATACAGGTCGTCAGTTCTGGAACCCAGATGAGCCAGTGTTTGCAGTTTCTAGACGCGGTAAGAAAACTGCCTTTGCATTTGCTCAGAGTTGGAAAGATGTTAACGAAGAGATCATGGCCGATGAACCAGATCTTGATGAAGAAGAGGGTCGTGATTACACTCGTCCAGAGCCAAAGAAAGAAGGCGATGCAGACGACACGATTCCACTCATAGAGCAAGCTAATAAAATTTTTGATGGCAAGAAGCGTAAAAAAGATAAAGTCGAAACAGCTCCTGTATTTCCTTACACAGTTCCAGAGCGTGCATATGAATTTAATCCAAATGAAGAATACACACCAGAGTTTGAATTTGATGACCCACAATCTCTTTCTCAAATTGATACTCCAAAATTAGAAGAAGCTCTTCTTCGTTCTGTAGAGCCAGTAAGCGCAACTGATAGAGCTACAGGTTTTGCTCCATTAGATCTTCCAAATGGAGATACAGAAGATGTTTCATCAGAGGCAATTGCAGCAGCTCTTAGAGAAAAGGGCGAAGATGCTGAGATGTCTCTTGCTAAGGCTTATGACACAATTGCAGGAAATACTAAAAACCAAAATGATCTAACGGCTTTTCGTGAAGGCCGTAAAGCAGAGGATGCTGCAAAACCAGCAGATCTTGAAGAGAAATTTGATGAAGTAGTTAAAGAAGAACCAGAAAAGGTTGAACCTACACCTATTCCTGATGAAGTTGCAGAGGATATTGCAGATACTTCAGAAGGTCTTGTAAGAGATCTTTCAGATGAAGAGCTTAGAAAGATTCCAGCTCTTAAGGGTCTTACAGATGAAGAGTTTGACAAGATTGTCAATGATCCAAATTATGATTACTCAAGTGCAATCCCTAAGATTGATGACTTCGATGTACCAGAAGGTATGTACAAGCCGGGCGAGTCTACAGCTGAAGATCGTCTTAATGCTTTAGAGCTTGCAGCAATTTCAAATAGAAGAGCTCCTAACTCTTTACTAGAAACCAAATTGAAAGAAGCTATGGATGGAAGTGGTCCAGAGTTAGGTAAAGCTTCTATCCCCGCCGCTGATGAAAATGGCGAGCCAATAGATATTCCAGTATCTGCAGAAACCCTCCGTGATGCTATAGCTCTTCGCGGCAAAGATGCTGCTAAGGCTATGAAAAAGATTGCTAAACCAGAAGCAGAAGAGAAGCCAGCTAAAGAAGAGAAGCCAGCGGAAGAAGAAAAAGAAACAAAGCCAGTAGGAACATATAAGCGTTCTGGTGGAAGAACTCTTCTAAAAGATGGCAAAGGCAAGCCTTTCACATCTAATAAAGAAGTTGCAGATTTCTTGGCAGAGAATGGTTTTGAGTACACAGAAAAAGTTACAACAAAAGATGGAAGAGAACTTCCAGTATTTGCTCACTCAAAGCAACAAACAGATGAAGAGTTTAAAGCTATAGCAAGAGAGCTTCGTGATCGTTTTGGTATTGATCTAAAGCCTCGTCCTGCAACTACTCAATCACCAGCTCAAGAAGAGATTGATTTTGATGCTCCATCTTTAGAGAAACCATCAGAAGAAGCACCTATACCTGCTCCAGCTCTAAGCAGAGAAGAGCAAAAAATTGCAGATTTAGAAAATGAGCTTGAGATGGTTGAAAGACTTATCAAGCAAGATGATGTCAAACCTTCTGTAAAAGATAAGATGGCAAAAAGAATTGAAAATATCAAAAAAGAAATTGAAGACCTGAGATCTGGAGAAAAAGCAGAAGAAAAACCAGCTGCTACTCCACCAACAACTCCTCCATCACCTCCAACTCCAACTCCTTCACCTGAACCAGACCCTGAAGAAGAGCCTAAGCTTCGCTCAGATAAGCGTATAGCTATGGACAATAGAAATAACAGAGTAAATGAAAATCAAAAGATTATTACTCAAGATAGAAATGTCTTTACATTAGATGGAAAGTTCCTTGGAAAAATTCCAGAAGGATTCTCTTTAGAAGATTTCTTCAGAGCATACTATTACAGAGCAGCTAGAACTGATCGAGATGCTGAATCTATTTTTAATGCAATAAAGCCGTCTGAAAAAGATAAGCCTTATGATGCAGATGTTTATCCTACACGAGAAGAAGAAGAAGCTATTGAAGAGGCTATTAAAGCTGATGAAGAGGAACAGGAATTTACTCCTGATAAAAGAGCAGTACTTAAGAATCTTGTTAACGAGCGTCGTATTGTTCAGGATGCCATTGATGAAGCTGATCTTTCAGATGAAGTAAAGCCAGAAGAAAAACAAGCTCTTCGTGATCTCTACGATAAATTAACACGAGCAATTGACGCAATTGTTCTTGGTGAATATGTACAAGATGCTAAGTCTCCAGAGAATCAAGTAATGGATGAAATTCTTGGTGGAGAAGAAGCTCCAACTCTTGATGAATTAATTGATAAAGCAAAAGAGAAGACTGATCCGTCAGCTCCAATTTTTGGTTCTCGTAAAGACATGATCTCTAAGTTGATGTGGTTTAAGTGGGGCGCTGGATTTAGAAAGAACGAGTCTCCTTACATCAGAGATGCAATGAGAAATTATGAGAAAGAGTTAAACAAGCTTTCAGATCAAGACATGATTGATCTTCTCAATCTTTACTATGATGAAATTGATGCTCGTATGGAAGCAGAAAGAATTGCTTCTGACCGTGCAAAGATTATTGCCGAAGCAAGAAAAGCTCGTCGCAAAGCATATGAAGACAGCCTCATTGAAGAATTTATTCGTGGCAAGAAGGGTGAAGCAGCTAAGCCAACTCCTGAAGCTCCTGCTGCAGAAGAAACTAAAAAACCTACAGACAGCCTTAAGGAAGGGGATGAATTTTATCTTCCTGGCGTTGGAATGGTTAAAGTTAAAAAAGTAACTTATGCTCCAGTACCTGGTCGCGGAGTGCTTGTTGAGTATGAAGATAAAGAAGGTAAAACTGGAAACACGGAAATATTTGGTAAATTTGTAGAAACTCGTGCTCCAGAAGCTAAAACTGAAGAAGCTCCAGCTCCATCAGCAGCAGAATCAGCTCCAGCCTCTTCTCTAGTTAAGAAGATTAAATCAAGAACTTCCGAATTACAACCAGGCGATGTTAAGGCAGATGATTTCTTCACAATCACTAAGATTGAACAGGAAGGAACAAAACCAGTTCGTGTTGATGGACAGGTTCAAGAAATTCCTGCATATAGAGTTACTGGTTACTATCCAGGTTCTGTAGAACAGTCCAGCAAGCTCTGGTCTGACAACTATGCACCAGAGGTTTATCGTGGAGCAACTCCTCCTGCAAAGGGAGATCTTCCAGAATTAAATCAGCCTAAAGCTGAAGACTATGGTGACTTTGCATATCCAAATCAGACAAAGGTTAAATACAAGGACCGCACACTTTGGGCTCCAAAGGATAAAGCTCTTGCAGACAAATTCTTAGAAGATTACAAAGCATATGACGAAGAACTTGCTCGTCGTAAAGCATTGTGGCAAGCACCAGAAGTTCTTCCAGAGAACGACGAATCTAAATCAGGCTCACCAACAACTCCAAAGAATCCTCTTTACACAGATAGCGTTCCAGCATCTGAAGTAAAGGAAGGCGATATTGCATTCAGAAGAGACAAAGATGGTCTTAAAGAATTCTTTGTTGTTACTAAGGTAGTTAGTGATAGAGATGGCACAACAACTCTTGAAGGTCACTATGTTGGACACCAGACACAAACTAAGGAATGGCGTTCTGGAACTAACATTGAAGTAATTCGTGGAGAAACTAATCTTCCTGCAGCTGGAGACAAAGAACCTCTAGATCGTCCAGATAAGACTCTTCCAAACTATGCAGAACTTGAGAAAGCTCGAAAAGAAAAGATTGCTGAAGCAGATAAAGGTTACTCACCAGTATTTGCAACAACAGATGCATTCAAGGGAGTTACTCCTCTAGAGTCTAAACCAAATCTTCCAGCATTCTACGGATCTGCTGAAGATCTCCTAGCTCTTGGCGATGGCTCAGCAATTATGAAAGCTCTTGACGAAAAAGGATTTGTTGTCTTTGACTTTGAAACAATCGGAAAAGATGTTGCTAACTCACTTAACCCAGATGCTCCTATTCAAGTTGCAGCATCTAAGTATCTAAACGGTGAAAAGGTAGAAACACTAAATCTTTTCATCAATCCAGGCGAACCTCTTTCAACTTACTACTACGAAACAGATGAAGCTGGAAACAGAGTTCTCAAGGCTGATCGCTTAAGAGACTCTGAAGGTAATCCAATTACTGATGAGTGGCTAGCTACTCAGCCAAGCGTTAAAGATCAACTACAGAAACTCATCGACTTCTTTGGAGAAAAACCAATTCTTGTTGGTCAGAACAACACATTTGATATCAACTTACTTGAGCGTTGGGCAGAAAAGCTTGGACTTGATTTCTCAATGGGTGGAGCTGTAGATACACGAGCAATTGCTAAGATTTTACAAGCTAAAGATCAAAAGTCAGTTGAATTCCCAGAGAATCCAGCTGATGGAGATGTTGTAACTATAAATGGTGGAGACTGGGTTTACTCAGAAGAGAAAAAGCGCTTTATAGCACCGTCTAATTCTTTGAAGCCACTCGCAGAGCGTCTAGGAGTTTCCACAGATGCTCCAGGTGGATTCCACGACGCAGCATTCGATATTGATGTAACAGAAAAAGTCCTTCGCGCTCTTATGTCTCAGGTGCAAGCTGGAGACTTTAAGACAACAGGAGCAACCAAGAAGTATGACGCTGGATATGACAAGTGGATTAAGTCCCGTGATCAGAGAGTCAAGGATATTGCCGCAATTCAGGCAGATAGATTGCTTTCTGGTAAGACTACAGATGTTGATGCAGCTGTTGGAGAAATCAATGCTGTTGGCGACGAGAAGGTTGTAATTGTCGATGGAGAAGAGACTGTAGTAACTCCTAAAGTTTACAAGTCAGCATTCTCAGACCAAGTAATTAATAAAGACTGGGTAGAAGATCCAGAAAACACAACATTTATAGAGAACGCAAGGATCAAAGATCTAAAACTTGGAGACTTTATTGTTGGTAAGAATGGAAACTACCAAGAAGTAGTTGCTTTTGACGATGACGATAAAGATCCAGCAAATGCAATTAAGGTCTTCCGTGCAGATATTGAAGATGGCGTAGTTCTTGAGAATAGAGATTCAGATAGAGAAGATGGCGGAACTGGTTTCTATCTAAATGGAAGACTTGAAGGCGGAATCTTTAGACCTAATGGAAACAGAGATAAGAGCAGTGCTCAGATCAATGTTGATTCTATTAAACCAGAACCTGTAGACGAAACTCCAGTCATCGTTGAGCCTGTAGCCCCAAGGAGCAAGTACTTGGTGCAGATAGAGAAAAGACCTCAGAACACCTCACCAAACAAGGCGTACAGCTTGCTAAGGGAGACAGAGTTCTTAACATCAAGAACAAGAAGACTGGTCGTGTAGTAAATCTATTTGATACATATGGAAAAGCTGGATACTCCAACTACGCAAAGATTAAATATGATGATGGCTCTAAGGGACCTGTAGCAAGCGACAGCTTGTCAATCATTGATGCTGCAACAGATGGTTACACACCAAGAGTTATCAACGCTGGTGACATTCTACGCCCAGCTGATAAGACATCTACAAAGACAGTTCAAGATGTTGTAGACACAATCAAGAACATTCAATCTAAGCCTGTTCCTGAAGGTGTAGATGCTCCAGAGAATCTTCCAAACCCTGAAGAGCTTGCAAAGACTTGGAAAGATAAAGAAGCAGAGCGCAACAGACTTGCTGAAGAATTAAACTTTGTCTCTACATCCCCAGAAGTTGTTTCTGCTATTAAGGAAAACCTTCCAGCTAAGGTTTCTACAGAGAGCTTCATGCCAAGTCTTAAGACTGGCGAACCTATGACTGTCACTTTTGGTTTTGATAAGCCAAATGGAAGAGAGCTTGCAAGCTATGCAGATATGATGAATATATCTGGACCAGATGACATTTTGGTTTTCAAAGCTACTCCAGAGTACATTTTAAGAAAAGAACATCTTGCAACAATTAAGCCAGATGGAACAATTACTTGGGTTGGAGAAAATCAAAAGAATACAACCTCTATTGACTTAAAGAACGCTTTAGACTCATATACAAATCCTGTAACTGGTCTACAAGCTATGGCTGTTATGCCAGAGGATGATGACGAAGAACCAACACCGAGCGTTCTTGGTACAGATGAAGATGTCTTTGACTACAGCAGAATCGCAAGCATTAACCCAACATCTGAACAGCGTTCTGTTATTTCAGCTGTAATGACTGGAAAGAATGTTGTTGTTCGTGCTTTAGCTGGAACTGGAAAGACTTCTACTCTCAAGCTTGCTGCAAAGCGTCTCAAGGCAGAAAAGCCAGATAAAAAGATTACATACATCGTATTTAACAAGTCTGTTCAGGTTGAAGCTTCTAAAGAGTTCCCAGATAACACAGACCCAAGAACTGCTGACTCGATTGGTTATTGGAATGTCTCACCCGCTTTAAGAGATAAAGCAAGAAAAGCTGAATTTATTCTTAATGCTCCAGATATTTCTAAACACCTAGGAATAGTTCCTACACCAGTGAAGGTAAAAGGAACAGAGCAAAATCTTTCAACAAGAGACATTCCTAAAATTCTTAGAGATGCTCTTGATAAGTTCACAGCTTCAGATGACGATAAAGTCACAGTAAAGCATTTTGCTGGAATGAACTTGGATGAAGTTCCTCCTGCATTTATTGAATGGGCAAACAAGTGGTGGGACGATCTTTCAAGCCCTACAGGAAAGCTTTACACATCTCCTAGCGATTTAACAAAGTCTTGGGCTTTATCTAATCCAGACTTCTCAAAGGGACTCATCGGTCCAGATTCAAAGGGTAAGCCAGTAACAAGAGATGTTGATGTTGTTATGTATGACGAAGCACAGGATATCAACCCTGTTATGGCTAAGGTAATGCGTGATCAGAAGAATATTCAAGTAATTTATGTTGGAGATAGCAATCAAGCAATCTATGGTTTCCGTGGAGCTATAGATGAGCTAGACAATGTCGTAGCAGATTACGACTTGCCTATTACAGAGACCTTCCGCTTTGGCGAAAAGATTGCAGGTATTGCTAATAGATTCCTAACCAAACTTGAATCTAGATATCGTGTTAAGGGTCTACAAGGCAAAGACGGAGAAGTCCTTGATGTCATGGAAGACCCAACAGTAATCATCACCAGAACGAATGGTGGCGGCATTTCAGCAATGCTTGAAATGCTAGAAAAGAATAAAGTTGTTGGTATTGATGAGAAGACATTTAATGACTATGAATCTTTGATTAAAGACATTGAATGGTTAATGCGTGCAGGTCGTGCTGGTGGGGTATCTCCAGGAGTTAGAAGACCACACAAGGATCTAGCTAGCTTCAACACATGGGCAGAAGTAATATCCGCTGTACAAAAAGGAGAGTCTTTAGGATCTGCGGCATACATGGTAAATATTTTGAGAGAAAAGTCTCCTCAAGATATCAAGGATGTTCTTTCACGAATTGAAAAAATTACTAATAAGCCAGAGCCAACCGCTCCATATGTACCTATAACACTCGATGATCTTAAGGATGGATCTAAGGGAGTTCTTGGATACAAAACTATTAGCAAGGGTGGAAGACAGTTCCCTGTAAATGTTGAATATTCCATAGAAAACGGAACTATGACAATTACAAATGGTGGAGATTTCTCTACTCTTCTTAGAGGAGCTGGATTTGAATACAGTCCTGAAAAATTTACTTACTCTAAAAAGCTTGACAATAAGCAAGAGCTTCTACCACTATTTAATAAAATTAAAAGAGCTGCAAGCGGTTACAAGCCAGAAAAGCCAATTGAAGTAGAAATAATTACTGCTCACAAGGCAAAGGGCAAGCAGTGGAAGCGTGTAAGAATATTTGACGACTTCAAGGGTCCAGAGCTTAGCGAAGAAGATGGTCAAATGAAACTTCCTCCAGCAGAGGAAATGCGTCTTTCATATGTTGCTGTAACTAGAGCTGAAGAAGCTTTAGAGCTTGGTTCTCTCGCTTGGATTACAGATGTAACTTCAGAAGCAGATGAGTCTGCAAACTTAAGCCCGGTTGAAGAAATTCTTGGCATGAAGGTCGGAAAAGATATTGATCCAGTAACTGCTGAAGAAGCGGTTAAAGAAACAGAAAAGACTGCTCGTAAGCTTGATGAGAAGACAGAAGCAATTGCTGACGCAATCATTGCAGCTATTGAGAAGGGAACACCACCTTGGCGCAAGCCTTGGACTGGTGGTGGATTCTTACCAACTAGCGTAAGCACAGGTAAGCCTTATCGTGGAACAAACATTCTTCAACTCTGGGCCGCCGCTACCGCAAATGGTTGGACAGATAACCGTTGGTTAACTTACAAGCAAGCAGAGAAGCTTGGTGGAAATATCAAGAAGGGTGAAAAAGCAACTTTCATCATTCATTGGACTCCACGATTTAGAGATGTGACTCAGCCAGATGGTACTGTTGAAAAGCAGTTCTACTGGACACCACCTAAGTTCATTCCAGTATTCAATGTTGAGCAAGCTGAAAATATCAACTTGCCGCCACTTGTTACTAGACCTCCTGTTCCAGTTAGCGAAGCCGAGCAGATAGTTCTAGATGCTTACAAAGATAAGCCAGAAATTACCTACAGAGCTCAAGACGGTGCGTACTACACACCTTCTGAAGACAAGATTTACATGCCTCTAAGAGAGCAGTTCACAGATCCAAAAGATATTTTTGAAACTTTGATTCATGAGCTTGCACACAGCACTGGTCACAAAGACAGACTAGGTAAAGAAGGAAAGCGCAAGGATCTTCAAGATAACTACGGCAATCACAAAGCAAGCCGTGGTGAAGAAGAATTAATTGCAGAAATCTCTGTTGCAATCCTTGCTGCTGAACTTGGTGTAGAAATTGACTGGGGCAATGTTGCAGCTTACGCAGATAGCTGGCTCAAGCCTCTCAAGGATGACAAGTCCATGATCATCGTTGCCGCAAAGATGGCACAAGACGCTGTCAACTATATGATGGGCAGAAAAGATGACGAAGAAGGCGCAGAAAAGCCAGTAGGTGAAGGCGTTGGCAGTGAAGGCAAAACTGGAGATCAGATTGTAGAAGATGCAGGGTTAAAGCCAGAGTCAACTCCTGAACCAAATGTTGGAACTGAAGGCCAGACTGGTGAAGAAGTTGCCAAAGAAAAAGTTGCAAAGAACCGAGATACTTCTATAACAAACAAAAAGTACAAGGACCCAGAGACAGGCGAAGAGTGGGAACTTTGGGACGATGTAACTCTTGATGATAGCAGCGAGCGCGGACAAGATAATCCACAGCTTGAAGGTATCCATGGAATTTTTGCAAAGCGCCTATTAGAAGATGGCGAGTACATGACAGACCGAGCCGAGATCGACAAGTACATTGCTGATACTTTAGAAAAGTATGGTTATGGAAAGAAGTTTTTTGCTCTTGCTAATAAGAAAATTTCAGATGCTGCTCTCGGTCCAATAAAAGAAGATGGTGAATTTATTGAAGCTGGAGTTGGCCTTGCTAACAACTCTCAGATTCCAGAAGGTAATCCTCTAAAAGAACTACAGTTCCCTCTAGTATTAGTTCGTAGCAGAGGTATAAAGAAAGTAGCTCTACTTCACGAGATTGCCCATTTAATGGAGGGTAGCTGGAAGAATGGAAAAGGTGGAGGACATAGCATGAACTGGTATGGAACCTTCCTAGCTCTTCTTGACGGAGAGGGTTTCAAAAAAGAATCAAATCTACTAAGATCAGTAGCCCCTATAGCGGAAGGAGATACAGGTGCCATTAATAGATGAAGATAGCGACGATTTTGTTCCTGTCGCACTTTCTGATGATGAAAATACATTGCCAGGTCTTCCAGAAGGCAAGCCCAAGGAGAATGTATAATGGCTAAGTCAGATAAAGAAAACTACATTAATCTTATGACTGATGCTTATAAGAAAATAATGGATGTTGCTTTTATAGACCCCGCAACAGATGATGTTGAGGACTCAGAAATGGTTGATGATATTCCGAAGGAGGATCGATGAAGACTGTGATGGTCTCAGCCGAGCCTACCGAAGGAATGGCTATTGCATATAAACAGTACGAAGATGTAGTCAAGCAACTTGTTTACTACAGCGAAGGCTATGGGTTCTTTACCCTTATTGATAACAGATGGTACCCAATTGCCGCTGGAGATCAAAGCCTTGAAGGGTTGACTCTTATTGATGTAGAAAAATCAAACTACAAAACAGTGAGAGACATGTATGCAAATGCAAAGTCAACCAATAAAACACTTACATACAAAGACATTGAAAAATATAGAGTCGAGTATGTAGTTGAGGAGAAGAAATAATGGAATACATTGGTCGCAATGGTTCTCAAGTTCTTTATGTAAACGACACTATGGGAGCAGTCGTTGACGAAGACAAGAATCTAGTTCTCTCTGTAGATATTAAAGAGCCGCTTATTGCATCTGCTAAGTGGAATCCTTCAGATGATGACCGACCAAATGGCGTTGCCGTAGAACTTGCTGCAGCTGCCCTAACAGATTTAGATATTAAAGTTTTTTCAAATTCAGACCGCATGTACACAATTCCAGACTCCGTAGTTGCTGAAGCAAAGCGTGGTCTCGAATGGCGCAAGGAAGAGAAGCGTGGAGGAACCTCAGTAGGTCTTAACACAGCTCGCACTCTTGCTCGTGGAGGTCAAATTGGTATTCGTAAGGTTCGTCATATTGCAAAATATTTTCCACGCCACGAAGTAGATAAAAAGGGCAAAGGCTATAAGCCCGGAGTTAAGGAATACCCAAGCAATGGCCGTATCGCTTGGGCTCTATGGGGCGGAGATGCCGCTAAGTCTTGGGCAACTGCAATTGTCAATCGTGAAAACAAAAAAGCAAAATCAAACTCGATTACTGCTGGTGGATTAGATCCAATGGAATACGAGATGCCAAAGCGCATCAACTATGACTCTTTCATGCACTCAAAAACAATGCCCGAAGACAATGTAATTGAATTTTTTGCTCGTGTTCGTTTAGACGGTTCAGGAATTGATCGTCTTTATAGAATTGAACCAGAAGGTCACATCTATGTTTGGGACGATGGCGACTGGGATGACATGGGTATGCCAGATGCTGACATGTCAATGTATGACAAAGCTCTAGATGATTTTACTGACGAGACCCCATGCGGTCATATTCCAGTAGATACAGATACAGCACTTCTTATTGCTGCTCTTTTAGATAACGAACCGTTTATCGCTCAGAAAGTAGACAAGCTCTACCCAGAAGAATCAAAGCTTTACATGAACGCTGCTCCAGAAATGGACAACGAGTTTCTAGATGACTTAGCTCTTCCAGATGAAATGTCTGATTCATGGGATATGTATGACGATAGTCTTACTGCAGCTGGTGCAGAGCGAGACGGCAACTACACTCCAGAAGAGCGTTCAAAGAACACTGAAAAACAACTTCGTGATAAATCAGGAAAATTTGCCAAGATGGGTGGCCGTGTAGTTATTGGTGGTCGTGAAAACTATCAAGGAAACATCCGTTCGATTGATCCTGTAACAAAGACCGTTGGTGTAGAGCTAGACAATGGCAACATGATTAATATTTCAGCTAATCTAACAGAGCCATTAGATAGTTACACTCCAATTCCAACTCAAGTTGCAGAAGGTGAACTTGATACTTCAGGAATTCTTGGTGAGCCTCGCACTCCCATGGATTCTCCAATCCGTATGCCAGGAACTCTTCCCCCACTTAATGCTTCTAATCTTCAACTCATGCTCAACAATTATCCTCAATGGGTTTCTGAGCAAAGACTTTCTCCAGAGGCAACACCAGACCAAACTCCAAAACCTGCTAGAGCAGTAGCTCCTAGCTCTGTTCCTCAACAACCACAAGGTGTACAAAAAGAAGTTTCTGCTGACAATCCTTTGTATAAATATTACCCAGAAAAATTTACAAATTGGTCTAAAGAAGTAAATGCTTACAATGTTCCAGAATTAAAAAAGTGGTTAGAGTCTGGACCAGAATCTCGTCGTAAATATAATCCTTTTGTAAATCCTGAAGATACCAAAAAGTATGTTGAAGAAAAAGGAATAAAGTCTCCAAAACTAGACAAGTATGGTCGTCCTCTTAAAGCTTCGGCTGTACCTAACGACATGACACCAAAAAATTCAGATGTCCCAGTGCTTCACATGGCGGTGGTTTCACCAGACGATCCTCAAGCAGTTATGGATCTAGTTGCTCTTGTCCCAGCAAATGAAAAGAGTAATCAACCAGCAGCATTTATTAGAAAAGATGGAGCTTGGGTTCCAGATGCACAAATGCTTATGGATCTTCGTAGCGTTACTCCACCACCTGTAGTTGTTCTTAACGATGCAACTCTTGTAGATGTTCTTGAGCAAGTTGATAACAAAGCAATCACAGCTGCTGGCGGTCTTGATCGCAATCGTGGTCAAGCAGAGAAGCTTCGTCGCTACTGGCTATACGGTAAAGGTGCAGCCAAGATTCGCTGGAGAACTCCAGGCGATTGGACCCGTTGCTACCGTCAACTGGCCAAGTACATGGGACCTCGTGCCAAGGGATATTGCGCCCTCCGTCACAAGGAAGCTAATGGCTACTGGCCAGGAGACCAAAGAAACTTAAAGAGTCTTTCTTCATATTCAGTCAATACCTTGCGTGATTATGATGAACTTCTGAGCAGTTTTGTGCTTCGTGCAAAAGCAGCAGATGCTCGTGCAAGAGTCATGACTGCTGGCGGTTCTATGGAAGAAGAATACGGATCTGAGTTTTATATCCCTCTAGTTATCCCAGAAGGTGTTGAATCTGGAGACGGAAGAGTCATGGACAAAGGCGCTCTTACGATGAGAGAACTTCCACTTCCACTTTTATGGCAGATACAAACAGGCGAAGGACATAATGGTTCTGTCGTAGTAGGCAAGATTGTTTCTATGGAACGCACCGATGACGGAATCGGTAATGCCAAAGGCTACTTTGATAAAGGTGCTTATGGACAGGAAGCTGAGCGTTTAGTACGCGGTGGTTTCATTCGTGGAGTTTCAGCAGATCTCGATCAATTTGAGGCTGATGAAGAGGTGGAAGAGGCTAAAGAAGGTTCTGACACCAAGATAGAAAGCGGTAAAATAAAGATCAAGAAAGCACGAGTCATGGCTGTGACTTTGGTGCCGAAGCCAGCTTTCCAAGAATGCTCAATTCAACTCGCCGATGAGCTCGGCGGAGAAG